TATGCGATGAACAATGCGAAAGGGGCGGTATAAATGAGCTTTCTTAGCAGCCTATTGTCCAGTTTAACAACAAGTAACTCGACAACAGTCGCAAGAACATACCTAAGCTGCAATGGCGATACGATACAATTTCCAGTCCCGCCGGCTAAGTTTGATGTGGATGTGAAACAGGGAAATGAAATCATCAATATCAACAACTTAGGGGAACTGAATATGCTGGGGAAGACCGGACTGCTCCATATGCAGCTTCTTAGCTTTTTTCCGGCGCAAGACTATTCTTTCTGTGTCTGTACGCCCAGTGATCCGTATACATATGTTAGTACGATTGATGCATGGCGTACAAGCGGCAAACCGGTACGTGTCAGCATTGCGGGGACACCCGTCAATTATGCGGTATCCATTGATAAGTTTAAATGGGGTGAGCATGACGGCACGAATGACGTATATTTTACGCTTGATTTTACGGAGTATAAGTTTATTGGCGGCGCAGTCGATACCACAATTTCCAGCACAACTGGGTTAAAGGACCGGACGGATACGTCGTCTATATCGAGCGTGTTACAGAGCGTAACTGTCTATCCGGGAGATTCTATTGGTGATGTCGTGGGACGCGCTGTCGGGAAAACGGTCAGCCTGGGAACAAATGATTCCAAGATTCTTGCGGCCTATAAAGTGCTTGCTAAATCCGGCGGTGTCAAAGTAGGGGATATTGTTACCTATGCCAAAAGCTCGGGCGTATTGAAGGTGAACGGGACCAGTGTTTAATTTTACATGGACAGGCCGTACCAGCGGCAAAACAACCGATATAACCGGTTATGTAACTTCCTGTGTATGGTCCGGGGATACAGAACAGGCGGCACGCAAAATCGATTTTTCTATAGCGTATAACCTAAAAGATACGGGATTCGTCAATCAGAATATCACCGTAGGGGATACGATTACGATGTCCTTTACCGATGATACGGTACAAAATGCAACGGTAGTCGAACTGTTCCGAGGCATTGTGTTTATCCGGAATCGAAATACCGCTGATTTTACCTTTGAATATACGGCATACGATAAGCTAATTTACCTGGCGAAAAGCAAAACAACGCGTAAATTCAAAAATATTACTGTAGACACGGTAATCCAGCAGGTAGCCAACGACAATAACTTAACGGTTGGCAGCATTGTTGCTATCGGGGTTACCGTCAATTTCATTGCCGATCATATGAGTTACACGGAGATCTTGAAGAAAGCGTTTTCCCTGGCATATGCGCAGAACAAGAAAAAGTACAATTTCTACGTCAACCAGGATAAATTATATGTAGTAGAACAGTCAGAAACGGTGGAAAATTACACGGTATCCGACAGTGTGAATATCGAGAATGCGCAGCACAGCGAAAGCATTGAGGATATGGTAAATACTGTTATGATCGTGGACCATAACGGTGATCAGATCGGCACAGTCAGTAATAATTCCGATGTTACAGCCTATGGAAAACTGCAAGAAGTCTATAAAGTCGATAAAAAGCAGGACACCAAAACAGCGGCTAGTGCTATGTTAAAGTCGGTTGCTTATAAATCAAGCTTGAATGGTATTGGTAATGTGCAATGTATTGCCGGGTATGCGATCACGATACAGGAAGAACAAATGAAGGGCCTGTTTACCATTAAAAGTGATAAGCACACCATTCAAAACGGCAGGCATATGATGGAGCTTGATATTGAATATCTAAATACGATCAGCAATGTAACGACAACAGGCTCGTTGGTTGATACAAATACCGTAAATGGGGTGAGTAGTGTGGATAATACAAGTGTAGATGCAGGATTGGCAGATGGTTGGAGTGCCTGGGGTGGTCAAACGATGGATAACGGTGCAAATGGTTGCGCAGAAGCTGCCGGAAAGATTGGTAGTTACTACAGTCCGTTTTTGGCGCAGGAATCCAATAACGGTGTTGCCGGTGTCCCTCAAATGGTAAGTGATGCAGAAAGCAGGGGCTTGCTGCAGGACTTTGATTCTAGCAACTTGCAAAAGGGCGATGCGATTGTTTATGGCGATAACGATCACGTTGTAATCTATGACGGCAATGGCGGATACTACGGCAATAGTAGCAGTGCTAATAATGGAAACGGGCTAACCGTCCATGGTGATGATTATACGGAAATGGGCGGACTGGTACCGACTAAGATTATTAAAGCCAGCCAAGGGTGATACGGTGAAACATAGAAATCCATACGGCCAAATGCTAGCCGACATAGCAGGTGTCAGTCAAAACAACAATAGCCCTTCCATCCAGGTAGGAAAAATTATTGCATCGCCGCCGGATATCAAAGTCAGTTATAACGGAATTGTCCTGGAAAAAGAAGAAGTCTGGATCAGTCAATATTTGCTGATTGGCTATGCACGGACGGGAAAAGGACATATTATATCAGCTACGCAGGACGCAGCCGGTGGCAGCGGCGATGCTGAATACGCAGCGCATCATCATATGATTGATAATGACTATACCGATACGATCATTTATACAGACACGCTGGTTGCCGGGGATTATGTATCGATTATGCCGATGATGTCAGAGGATGGTAGTATTCAGCAGTATATTATCCTGGATAAAATTGTACGACTTGATAATTAGAGGTGGAATATATGAGCAATCCATTTGTTTCCGGATCCAGTGTCACGGTGGCCGATACATTAGATGTATTTCAGGAGTTTGCGTGGGACTTTAACAACGACTGTTTTTTGTTTGAAAATGGCGTGCATAAAATCGTTACGGAAAATGAAGCCATCAAAGTCTGGATTTATAAAGCTCTTAAAACGGAACGTTGGCGGTATCTGGCATACGATAACTCGTATGGAATTGAGTTGGAATCGTTTATCGGTGATTATGCCAACAGTGAATATAATGCCATGCTGATTGAACGGTATATCAAAGAAACGCTGCTTATTAACCCCTATATTACGAGTATCGATTCGATTGAAGCTACGATTGATGGAGACGATTTATCATATACGATTGCGCTTACGACCGTGTATGGCAGCATGGTTGCGAGCAGTTAGGAGAGGATGTTTTATGAGTTTTGAACAGCAGTCGCAGTCCGATGTATTAGCACGATTGAAAACGGATCTTGCCACCACGAAAAACACACAATCTGCAATAGAAGGTACGTTCAATGGTGATATGCTTTCAGCGAACAGCATTGAGTTTGCCGCAGCGTACAACGAAATGAATTTAATGATACAGGCTGCATTTGCGGATACGGCATGGGGTGATTATTTAACTATGCGGGCCGCTGAAATGGGTGTCACGCGGAAAGCGGCGGTATCCGCAACGGCAACGGTTACTGTTACCGGAACAGCCAATAGCCAGATCATATCCGGTAGTTTATTTGCTACAGCAGAAGGGTTGCAGTTTCGTACATTGGCTGATGCTACGATACCGACTGCCGGAACGATCGATGTTGCGGTCCAGTGTACTACGACAGGAACCGCCGGAAATGTCGACGCGAATACGATTACCGCTATACCGTATTCTATTCCGGGCGTTACCGGCGTAACCAATGCGTCGGCTGCTACGGAAGGATATGACGAGGAAACGGACACATTCTTACTTGCCAGATATTTACTGCAGGTCCGAACCCCGTCTACATCGGGGAATAAATATCACTACGAGGAATGGGCGTTAGCAGTGGCGGGTGTAGGACAGGCAAAAGTGCTGCCCTTATGGAACGGAAACGGTACCGTCAAAGTACTGATCTTAAACAGTGATAACCAGGTTGCATCTGCAGCATTAATTGCAACAACAGCGGCATACATTGAAACGTTAAGACCTATAGGGGCAACGGTTACGGTCGATACCCCAACGGCACTTGCCATTAATATATCAGCAACGATAACAGGAACAGACGTAACAACTGCTTTTACGACGGCGCTTACTAGTTATTTTAAAACATACGGTTTTAGCTTATCTGCAGTCAGCATTGCAAAGATAGGGGCATTGTTATTGAACCAGGCCGGGGTTACGGATTACAGCGGGTTAACCATTAACAACGGAAACGTGAATATTCCTATTACGGATACCGAATTGCCGGTAGTTGGGACGGTGAGCTTAAGTGTCTCTTAATGTGAATTGGATGCGGCAGAATACGGTGGATATCAGTCGATATCTGCCGGAATTCCTGCAAAAAGACGGCAACTTTAAAGCCGTAACAGATGTATCCAGCTTGGAGCATGAACGTATCAGAACGGCATTGCAGGACATTTTTGCACAGTTTTTTGTAGATACAGCCACATGGGGACTGTCCATGTGGGAACGCGTATTTGATCTGACACCGGCAACCGATGAAATTGACGAGTACCGGCGCAATCAAATATTACTGAAAATGCGCGGAACTGGAATGAGTACCGTTGCTGCTATGACACAAATCGTGAATACGTATGGGAGTGGTTATATTGTCGAAGATAATGCGAAGTATAATTTTTCTATTTATTGCTCGGCAGAAGCTGCCGCCGTAGTAAAAATGAAGCAGCAAATAGAAATCTACAAGCCGGCGCACTTAGGGTACACCATTTATCTTGGCTACAGTTGGAATGGAAATATCATATTTGATGGTGCTCATACCTATAGCGCTAGTGTTGAAGAAGGGGGTTAAATAATGGCATATGATGCAACAAAATGGGGCAGCCTGTTTCCGGCTACAATCGGGAACGAAGCACGACCGACAGATGCAATCGACAATACATTGGACTTTGCGACAAACGCGTTCCCACAGTTCGTAGCGAATGATCCTGTCAAATATGTATTGCAAAATGCATTTTTACAGCAGCTTTTCTCCAATGACCAACGGATTAAAGAAATAACAGATAATATTGAAAAAAGGTATATCCCATTATCAGGCGGAACGATGACCGGAGCATTAACGCTATCTGGTGCGCCGACAGCCGATCTGCACGCTGCAACGAAAAAGTATGTAGACGGATTGACTGCAATTATGACGGGTGCAACAGCGTTAGCCGACGGTGGTATAGGAGAAGTACCAAAACCTACCAAAGGACAGCAGAACAGCGTATTGACTGGAGCAGGGACTTGGCAAGCAATACTATCGCTGCTGACTGCATTTACAGGTGCGACAGCGTTAGCGGATGGCGCATTGGGTGGAGTTCCGCAGCCGACTAAGGGGCAGCAGAATAATATACTTACAGGAAATGGTGCTTGGACAGGACTAGCAGATTTATTAAAAGCATTGGGAATGTCCTATTCTTTTGGAACAAATGGGTATATTGATTTCGGCATCGCTTTTGGCGGATTTATATTGCAATGGGGGGCTGCTACTGTTATTTCAACAAATGCGGGGTATACTACAAAAGCAGTTACACTTCCGATTCCATTCAGTAATCACCATTTAGGGGGAGCTACATGTTTTGTTGGGATAGCGCCGCCTTTTGGCGATTGCGGCGCTCCTGCATATGATAATACAAGTCTTACACAATGTTCGCTTTCTATAAAATGCGGAGCTGCCGGTAACTGGGGTGTTCGTTATATTGCAATTGGAAATTAGGTGATAGGTATGTTCAAGGTAATTAATAATAAGGTATATCTCACCCGCGGTGATAGCGCTTCTTTTCCGCTGTCCGTGGTCGATAGTGACGGAAACCCATATACAGCGCAAGTTGATGATGCTGTTGTACTGACGGTAAAGAAAACAACAGCAGATACAGCTTATCTTATCCAAAAACAACTAATTAATGGCGTGTTTTCATTTATTCCTACGGATACGGAAAGTTGGGATTATGGCGATTACGTATATGATGTACAGTTGACGATGGCAAATGGATATACAGATACTATCATCCAGCCGTCATTGTTCCGAATTATGGAAGAGGTGACATTCTGATGGGTGATTTAGTGGGAACCTTGAGTGGCGGAAGTACTCTTGCCGGTAGCATCAGTGCTGGCGTTGTCGACAATACAAAAATTCTCCAATGTTCAAGTATTTACGAATTCCCAAATCGTGGGGATACCGGAAAAATATATATTGATCAAAGCGAAAATGCTACATATCGATGGGATGAATCGGGTAGTAAATATTACTGTGTGGGCCGAGATTATACAGAAATTGGAACAATAACAGGAGGAACAGCAAATGGGTAAAACATTATCAAATGTTACATTACAATTAAAAAATGGCACGAAAGCAAACTGGGCAAGCATTAATCCGACACTTGCTAAAGGGGAATTAGGGTTGGAATCCGATACAGCGCATTTTAAATTCGGAGATGGCGTGAATACATGGACAGATTTAGCATATGCCGGTACGATTGTGAAAGCCAGTGCGAGCAATGGTCAATTATTGATTGACGGTACGGAAACCGTTATTTATACGCTGCCACAAGCGGCTATTTCCGTATTAGGCGGTGTGAAATCACAAGCTGCCGGAAGCGGAAAAGTGGTAGTAGGAAGCGACGGTACAATGAGCGTTGACGAAGTACCCAAAGCAGATATCCTGACTACGGCACGAACTCTCACATTTAGCGGTGATGTTACTGGCAATAATAGTTTTGATGGATCCGGAAATGTCACATTTGCCTTGGCGTTGGTATCCAGTGGCGTAACAGCCGGAACATATACGAAATTAACGGTCGATGCAAAAGGCAGAGTTACAGCGGGTTCTAACATAGCTGCTTCCGATGTTCCTTCCTTAACGCTGTCAAAAATTACGGATTCCGGCACAGCAGCGGGTAAAGATGTAGGCGTGGCGGCCGGAAATATCCCTTTATTGGACAGCAACGGTAAATTAAATTCGAGTGTTATTCCTGCAATGGCAATCAATGAAATCTATACAGCAGCTTCTCAGTCAGCCATGTTAGCGTTATCGGCTGATGTGGGGGACGTATGTGCTCGAACAGATGGTGCAGGATCTTTTATGCTGAAAGCAACACCGGCGACTACACTTGCAAATTGGGTGCAACTCACAGCCCCTACAGATGCTGTTGCCTCGGTTAACGGTAAAACGGGCGTCGTTGTTCTTACAACGGATAATGTGGCGGAAGGTGCCAATTTGTATTATACGGATGTCAGGGCGACTGCAAACTTCAACACGAACTTTGCCAACAAAACGGTAGGCGGATTGTCCGACGGGGACAAAGTAATCATGAGCGGTGATTCATTGGTGATTGACTGTGGGACGGTGAGCTAATTGACAAAACGTACGTTTAGCGGTTCTGTAGTACAACATAAAACCGGAACGTCGGCACAGTGGACTTCGGTAAATCCGACGCTGGCAAAAGGTGAGATTGGGGTTGAAATTGATACAGGACGAATAAAGATCGGGGATGGCGTAACCGCATGGAATAGCTTACCATATGTCTTTGCTGGCACATATTCCCCTATTGCACTAGCAGGAAACACCGGCGGAACTTCTAAAAATATTGCTATCGGGGGTACACTGAGCACATCAAATTATGGTGTTGTTACAACCTTTACGCCAACGGCGGATAGTAATATGCTTTATCTTCCCACGTATACCGGAAATGAAACATATAATGCAATTTTATATCTGGTCAACAGTTCCAATACCTATAATGGAATTATTTCAAACGCAACGGGCGATAACAACACTCGAATTGAATTACCGAATAAGAGTATTGTAGTAACTGTTACATTAAAACCTGGGGAGTCTATTATTCTAGTATTTAATCAAGTAGTAGCTCATTGGATGGCAATAGGCGGTACAAATCTTTTTAATACATTACAGGCACAAATACAGCCTCTTCCTGTAGGACATATCCAACAGCAATATATTGTGGAAACTGGTTATCTTGCCTTGGATGGCTCGACGTATAGCCGTGTTACGTATGCAGCATTATGGGCGTGGGCGCAAGCAAATAATTTAATTGGAACTTCTAATTATCAATTCGGAACCGGGGACGGAAGTACGACATTTACGGTGCCAAACCATACAGGCAGAGTATGGCAAGGCGGTTCAGCTATTGGACAGAAAGAGGCGGGGGTGCCAGATATTACAGGATTATTTAACCTTTACACTTGGGATAATGGAAACCCTCATGGGTGTTTTTCAGGTAATATAGATTCCAATAACGTAATTACACCGGGTTCAGGTTCTAGCTATAACTATAATACTATAAATTTCAGCGCCGCTAAATCTAATTCGATTTATGGTGCATCTACTACGGTGCAACCGCCAGCTATCGTGTTAATTCCACAAATTAAATATTAGAGGGGGCGAATTATGGGTGAATATGATTTTCAGCATGAGGTACTGCAGAAATTAGGGACTATCGAAGGAAAACAGGATATGATGCACGAAGAGCTACGGTCACAGCAAGATGATCTCAAAGGGCTGCGGATAGATGCCACAAAGGCCCTGGACTCTGCCAAGTCAGCACACCATCGAATTAATCTGATTATGGCGATTTTGGGGGCGATGGGTAGTGCGCTGGTGTACATTATCGTTAAAATTATCTTTCCATGAAAGGAAGTGATCCCTAAAAATCCGTATCTAAGATGGAGGTGAGATATTGAAAACAATACAAAAATATATGTTGGAAATTATCGCAGGAGCATTTTTGCTCCTGTTTTTATTTTGGGCGATCGGCTATTGGGCGAATGCACTATATGGCACGAAATTTGATATCCATTCCTGCTGGGACGGATTCACTACGTTGGGAGGTGCCGGTATTTTAGCTGTCGTTCGATATATCATGGATAGCTGGAAAAATAGCGATAGCGGCATAAATCCATATGATGATAAAAAATAGGAGATGTTTTACATGAACGTAATTGACATATCTGATTGGCAAGAAGGCTTGAACTTTGACGATTTACGAAATAACGGTGTCCAGGGCGTCGTCATTAAAATCGAAGAGGGACAGCAGGAAGACACTGACTTTGAAACATTCCTGCAGGATGTGAAAAACGAAGGTTTACCGTGGGGCGTATATTTGTTTACCCATGCGACAACCCCGGATGCCGCCACGCAGGAAGCTAATGACTTGCTTAGTTATTTAGGTGGTCGTGTACCTCCATTGGGTATACGGTACGACATTGAGGCTGACGAGTGTTTTGCGGATGGGGTGGATCCCACAGCCTTATGTAGTGCGTTCGTATGTGCGGTCAATAATGCAGGCCTAAAATGTGGTATATACATCAGTGATGGGAAATGCGGCAGCGGTGGTGTAGATCCTAACGCTCTTGCTGATTATGTGCCGTGGGG